CTGCAATCAGTGCCGTGGTAACGTTTGCATCAGCAATCTTTGCGGTAGTAATTGCATCATCTGCAATGTCGCCTGTAGCAATAGTACCGTCAGAAATTTTTGCGCTAGTAATTGCAGAGTCGGCTACCATTGCTGTAGCAACAGTTGCTGTGTCACCAGTCGTGACAACAGTACCAGTTACGTCGGGCAAGGTGATCGTACGGTCAGCAGTAGGATCTGCAACCGTCAGAGTTGTTTCATTTGCATCATCTGTTGCACCTTCGAAGACAATGTTAGCGTTCTGACCAAAGTTCAGATCACCAGACATGGTGCCACCAAGGGTCTGCAAAGCGTTGTTGTCAACCTCTTGTGCAGTAAACAACACCTGATCAAAGTTGTTGTTCAAGTCCTCTGCTTTGATAGCCGATCCAGCAAAGAACGTAGCTGTTTTTTCGTCGTTGTCGGTATCACGGAAAATGATAATAGCAGCCCCGTTAGACGGAGCTGTAGTAAACGATACCGTTGTTGCGTTGGCTAGTGTGAATGCAGTTGTGTTTACGCCGTCAATTTTAGCTTTGACGTCCGCTTCTTTAATATAGGGGAATGTAAAAGAGAAATTGGTGGTGGAGCCATTTCCTGTGAATGAGTTTTGAGTTACAGCCATTACGCTTTAGTAAGTTAATAAGAGTATTCACCCATGTATTGCAAGAACCGTTCGGCTTCGTTCTTCATACCAGAACGTAAGTAACCACCAACAGTTTCTTGAATATACATTTTTCTAGATACAGAATCGCGGCTAGAAGATTTGGCAGATGCCATCTTCATAGCATAACGCAGTTCACGATCTAGCATGATGTGTAGATCTTCAAAGATGCTAAGATCAGGCTCTAGACCTGCATCCACTGCCTCTTTGTAACGACGTCTAAATTCTCTACCTTGTGTAGTTTGCATGACACGTTTAATGCCATCTTTGAACAACCCATCACGTCCCATGATGTTAGTAATCTCAGAACGTTCGTCTTTAGTGTATTCAATACCTTTGCCGTTGGTACGCAGAGTAGGACGAGCATCGTATTCAATGTCCATAAGGAATTGTTTTTCATCGCTCATGCTGCCACTAACTTTCCAAGGCATATAGGTATTCCATACACGTGCCATAAAGGTATCAGGAATACCAACCTCACCACCGTCAATCCAATCGTAGACAGCAGGAAGTTGACCTTTTGTCATTGGGTTGCGGTTACGCATCAAATCAAACACACTCATCTCAACTTCCTTTAGACCTGGGTCCATAAGTCGAGAGATCTCTGCGAGTTGACTAGAACCAGGCACAGTTGCGCTGGTCAAGAAACTAGCAGTCCATTTGTTGATAGTACCGGTATCACCTCTAAGTACATCAAAGAAGGCTTCCAAACCAGAAGTGCTAGTCTTTTCTGTAATAGAAGAAGCCATAACAAAGCCTAGTTTATGAAGCTGTTCACCGATGTCGTTTGGTGCCAAGCTGCCAAAGTTATCCATGACATCAACAGTCAAAGCTAACCAGTTAGTAATAGGTCCAAGGTTATCGTAGCTAACCCATTCACCACCAGGCAAACGAATAGAACGGGGCTTCCAGTTAATTTCCCGTCGAAGAGCTTGTTTTTGTTTGTCGTAAAGTCCGTTGCCAGTAATCCTATCATTTAAGAAAAGACCCACAGCACCGGTTACAGCCAGGTTACCGATAGCTTCGCGTCCTTTTATGTCAGCACGAATTTCGTCGTACTTAGCTTTAATAGATGGTGTATTTTCAAGATCAACACCACGAGACACAAGCAACCGTTCAACCTCTTCTCCTGCCATTTCTTCAAACGGCAAAGAAAACTGTTTACGAGTTTTAGAAAAGACACCCAAAGGAGTATAAGTAGCTGACAAAGCTAGATCGTTTAGGGGTGTTTTAGTAAACAACAGGAACGGTTTAAGAACAGGAAATCTACGGATTGCTGAAGAAAACGCATCGTTAGCTGCGTTGTCCAAGTTCAAAGCAATCTCACCGGTTGTATGTTTTACAGCGTCATCAGTAATTAGACCAGTGTTTTTATCAAACATTCCGTCACGCACTTTTGTGTAAAGTGCTTGAGCTTTGTCTGCATCAAACGCTTCTTTACCGCCGTTAGTTACCATGTCGTATGCACGCCCTTTGGCTTCTGCAGTGGCAATCATAGACTGTGTAAAGCCGTCAAGCGCCTGCATAGAACGGTTACCAAAACGCAACCAAGGATGATCAGCCAACGCATTCATGTCTTCAACCATCTGCAACATGACTTGTGGACCGTACTCACCTTCTGCAGCTTTAGCATTTGCAAAGGCTCGCAGCACGTCCATCTGTGCTTCGTTACGCAGTCCAATATCATCACGTGCAGCAACCACATAAGGGTCAGTACCACTACGTTTGAAGATTTCTTTCATGTAACCAAAAGAATCTTGCAGCGTTTCAAGAGCAGCGTTGTATTGATACCAACCACGTCGGATTGTTTTCAGGTCACCATTCATCAAACCACCAGCCATGGTACGCACAGGCTTTTCAGCTAAGAGGTATGCGTTAGATAGACCAGCTTTAATGGGAGTTGCAAATGCACTCAACGTAGAGTTGTAAAGGTTAGAGAAAAACCCACGAAGAACCACAGAAGGGATTTCAGGATTCAAATCAATAAACGCTTTACTTAAAACACCAGTAGAGTTACGAATATAATCATTTAGGCGGGCAATAGTTTTGACATTGCCGTCAGTCAATTCATATGCCATCATCAACGGAGCAAGCATTTCAGGCTGCTCTTCTTTGATGACACGCAGGTTGTCAACAGTAGACTTAGCTTCTTGTTTGATACGCTCCATAGTACGAAGCGTGGCGTTGCCTTCGTTTTTGATAAGACCTTCAAGGCGCTTAGCCTCAGCCATGTCAAACGCTTTAGTACCCTTAACAGTCATGCGGTTCCAAAGGTTAAGCATGTTAAGAGCACGGCCTCGTGCATACGACGTCATGCCCTTTTGTGCCATTAGGAACTCAACACGATCAAGGATCTGTTCTTGTGCACGTTCAATGGCAGGTGTGCCTTCAGTAAGGCGCATACCTTGAGCCATATCAGATACCTGACCAGCCATAGAAGTACCGACGTATGCCTGTGCCCGCATGTAATCCATGTTGACAAAGTCATCCATATACTTCTTAATAGCACCCATAACACCTGCATAGCCTTCTGAACGAAGCACCATGACGTTAGTGTCAGGATCAGGACGTTGTAGTTTAGATATTGCACGTTTGAGTTGCGGCAAATCCATATCATAGAATTGAGCAGCAAGTGCTTCACCTTCTTCTACAACTTCTTTGTGGCTAATATAACGACCACCTGCTGTGTTGTATCCATACTCCCCAGCGTCTTGCAGTTGGCTAGCAATCCCACGAATAACCATTTCTTGATTATCAGCAGTCTCTAAACCAAACTTAAGAGCACCTTCAGTAACAACACTACCTACACGACCGTAGACCGTTTCAATGTCTTTGTTAATACGTACAACGTCAACAGAAGCACCAATCACACCAAGGTCATCAGCAGATCTAACACCTTGCTCTTGGTACCCATAAAGATCGTGTACACCAAAAATAGGTTGATCTAGGTTAGTAGATTTATCTAAGTTGTAAGAACCGATTTCATCAAGAGCATCGGAGCGTTTGCCTGCAGAGCGTTCAATTACAGCTTCAGGTGTAGCGTCAATCTCTAGGTTTTTACTGAACCAAGCTGTTGCTTTTTCAGATTCAGGTACCCACTGTGTAGCCCTGTCAATGCCACGTACACCCTTAAACAGTTTGTTTAGACCAAGCAGCAAGTCAGTGCCAACACCTAAGTAAGCACCTTCGGTGACGTTCTTAGCACGTTTAATTTCAGGACTGTCGCTATCCAATGTAGCAACATCCTCAGGAATCCAACCAAACCATCTAGGCCACTGTTTTCGCAGACTACCAGATAGGTTGTCGTCCTCTTGGTTAATTTCAACAGTGTAGTCAACAAACGCACCAGTACCAGCACTTAATGCAGTTTGGCCGATATGTTTGACAAGAGGATCATTAAGGAATTTAGATGCTTGTACGGCTTTAGATCCTTTGACTGCAGCACCGGCAACACCGCCAAGCGCAACAGTAGGTATTAAAATAGACGAAAGTTCACGGACACTCTGAGCAACCTCGTTTTCATAAGGTGATACTTTGGGAATGTCAACGTTGGGAATAAGATTTAGTAGGTCAACACCAAAATCAAGGACGCCTGTAGCAGCAGCCATATCAAACTCAGCACCTTCACGGCGTAGTTTTTCAATGTCAACATTGCCTTGGGCATCCCTATATCGATTAGGTGTAACTTGTTCTGTTACTGGAGCTTGAGGCTCAGGGACAGCCTCAGCCGTAGCTTCGGGTGTTTGAGCCTGGGGATCGATTTGGGTTTCGTCTGGAGGCGTGATGAGACCTTGAAGGCGCTGTTGCTCCTTAAGCATCTCTTCACGGTCTTCCTCACTTAGACTAGGCGTACCTCCCATCATCGATGGATCATAGCTATTCATTTAATTGATTAAAAATCTGGTTAGCAAACCTGTATCGGTTACCAGCATGACCGTAGCCTACATAATCTTTGAGGGCTTGGTCAATCTCAATTTGAGTTGAAGAAGAATCCATCATAACCTTATAGGTTTGTGGGTAGACCTCTTGCATCTCACGTAGGATAGCACCAAGTTGCTCGTTGTCAGTAGCTTGATCAATAGATTTGCCTAGATAACCTTCAATACGTGCAACACGTGCACGATCACCTTGGAACTCAGCCCAAGACAAAAGACCATAATTCCTTTCAGAGGTATCGTTCATTACTTCACCCCAACTACGCTGACCTTGCCAAGTCGATTCTTGTTCAATCGTACCTGCCAAAGATGCAGCACTACGGGGAGGGAGACCCATTCCAACCAAAGCACGTGCACCAGGCACAGCTTTGTCAGACATAGGTACGTTAAAACGTCCACGCAGTTGAGCAGTGCTGCCAGCGTTAGCAAGGGCTACACCAGCACGTTGTACACGTTCATTAGTTCTGTTAACGTTAAACGCACGAATAAACCTAGGAGGCAGCTGTGCTTTACGTTCGGCAAGAGTCATATCTTTCAATTTAATAGGCTCTTTACCAATAGCAGGAGCAATGAAATTCATGACCTGCAACCGGTCCATATTAAATCGATCACCAATATGACGAATGATAGCAGGCTCTTGAGCACCTGGGTTACCAATCTTGTCAAAATAATTTACTACATCAGCTTCCATAGATTCACTCATTGCATTAACAATAAATTTAGGATCAGTCAACACGTTAGGGTTGTCAAGCATGACTTTATTCACGGCTGTGAAATCAGCAATACTCTGCTGAGCTTTACCTAACAAGTTTTTTTGATCGTTGATGATCTCTAAAAAATTACCGTTTTTATCACGGTTTGCCAAGTTAGACAACAACGGTGCAACACGTTGATTGTTCAACGCCAAGGATTGTTGGATGTCACCAGTTGCTGCTAGGTTTGCCTTAAACTCTCTTACAAGTTTGTTTTGCATAGCGGTAACGTTAGCGACGTTACGCTTAGATGTATAAGCAACAGCAATACCTTGATCGTTAAGAACAGAAGCCTTAACTTGCTCAATAGCTGACTTATACTCTTCACCATTACGAAGCGTGTCCTGTGCCCGTGCGTATCCCAAGTATTGAGAAGCAAGGTTAGGACTTAACCGCATAGATTTGACTCTTTCTTCGGTCAGGTTACCGTTACGATACAAACGGTCAAGCTCTCTTTGAGCATCAACTTCTGCACGTTTTGTAAGAGTTAGATTCTTAGCAGAGTCAAGGAACGGGATGTTCATACCAAACCCACCTTCATCCTCTACATATTGTTCCATTTGCCGGTACTCAGCATCAGTCAAGTAACCGTCTGAATTAAGCTGGCTAAATAGATCACGAACACCACTGTTGATACGATCTTTTTCTGCAGATTCTCTCTGTTGAAATTCAATCGTTTCTTCGCGCCTGTAAGCACGCATACGTTGGTGTACTTTTCCAATAGCTTCGGTGCCTCTGAATTGCTGACCAAGTGTCGTGGTTTTACCGTTAAACTCATATTCATAGTCTAACAGCTCTTTCAAGTCACTGCCGGTCAATGCATTAGGACCGTTACCATAAGAGGCGTTAACAGCCCACTCAAGCATCTGCTCTCGTTTTTGGCTTGAAGGGTTTGTACTGTTGAACTTAATAATTTCAGACACGCCACCTTTATTCCACGCTAAGTTAAGTGAATTAAAGGTATCAAGTTTCTGTGTTTTAGCAGCTTCGGTTAGCCGTTGTTGCAACAGGTTTTGATTGAATACGTTTCTAATTGATCGCAGCTTTGGGCTGACAATCGTCGAAACCAATTCAGGACGTACACCTTTTTCAGAGAAATTAACACGAAGAAAGTCTTGGTGAGCTTGCTCTAACGCATCTTGTTTATCTTGTGATGTAGCCTCAACAGGCAGTCGTCTCAACGCTTCGTCAAGAAACGGTGCATACGTATCAACTGTTTTGAGGAAAAGACCAGCGTTTTCAGCATACTCTTTAGTTCCTCTGTTCTGATAGTACTTATAAAATAAGTTTAACTTATCAGTATCGCCTTCACCAATAAGGTTACGGATAATGTCTTGCTGTGCAAACTCGGCTTGACTGAGGTTATCGTCAAGTTTTGTGATCTCTTGAAGCTGGTTATAGGTTAGACCAGTACGATCAATAATGTAAGTAGACTCAGCAATCCTATCTTTTTGCCTGCTTTCTCGAATTTGCCCATACAACTGCATTGCACTCTGAGAAATCGAACCAATCGACTTCATCAGATCTTCAGTTCTTTGAGCTTGACCTTGGATGTTTTGCTGCTCAATCTTGAAATCCCGAGTCAGAGCATCGCGATACCTTTGGCGATTCTCTTGTTCAAGCTTTCTGTTTGTTTCTCTGTTTATAGATTCTTGCTGTTGAGCAAGCTTTTGTGAGTTAAGATAGACGTTTCGGTTTTCTTCAAGAAAAGCTTGAGCCGCCTGCATACCACGCAAACGGCTTTCTTTACGTCTCCTAATTTTTTGTGTTTGATCGGGGGCTTGTAGCTGGTTGTCGCTAAAACTCCCTTGCTGTGCGTAACTTCTAAATTGTGCCATAAGAGAGTTTAGAATTTAATTATCCCCGCACCAGCTGCGGTAGCGGCCAAGCCCAAAGTGTTACTAACAAATGCGCTAGCCAGACTTCTAGTTTGAGCATAGACTTCTCTAGGTTGAGGCGGTACCTTCGGTTCAAAGATGTCTTGATATTCAGGACGCGGCAGTGCGAACGGTGCAGGCAGAGGCGGTGCTAGTTCAGGTCTTAGCATCATCTGTGCTTCAGCATTTAGATCAGCTTGAAGTTTTTGCATATCAAACTTACGACGTTTATCAACGTCAGAAGCCAACAAACTAGCCCGTGAAAAGTCTAGAGATGCTTGATCCAAAAGCAGTTGATCGCTAAGTGACTTAAAGTCAATCTCAAGCTCTTCACCAGCAAACAACGTTTGTCGTACAATATCCTGTTGACGAGCACCCTGTTCAGCAAAAACAGCTTGCAAGGCTTTGGTTGATGAAACACCAGCCTGACCTCTTGCTCGGACTTGACCAGCTTGTTTCAAAGCTTCAATACGAGACTCACGAAGTTTGATGTCTGATTCTGCTTTAATCCTACGTTGTTTTAGATCAAGACCGGCAGCAGCAATCGTATATTCCTTTAAGGTTTGATCCCCTTGAATATCAAGGCTAGCTTGCTGTTCTGCTAAATATCGATCTTGTTCGATGTTAGCTTGACGCAGGGCAATATCGTTAAAACTAAATTGACCCTGTGCTTGTGCTTGAGATTGATTGTACTCCCGCAACTCTTCACTAAACTCATAATTACGGATAGCCATTCCGTAATCATATTTTTGTTTTAGATCAGCCTCTTGAGCTAAGATATTAGCTTCGGTGTTGCGCTTAAGTATTTTAAGCCCGTCAACAGCGTAGTTGTAAGAACGAAGTGCTTGTTCGTTATCGAACTCCCACATCTGGTGATTGTATTCATTTACACTAGCAGCTTGCTTTCTAGCTTGTTTATTAGCTGAGTAAGCGCCACCAGTAAAAATGTCAGCAACAAAACCAAAAATGTTATTTTCAATACCTGATACAGCTAGTTGCTCATCAAGGATATTTTCTTTTGGATTGAACAACGTCAGACCCTCCTATAGAAACGTGGTGTGTAGTTACCTTCCCACATCATTGAATTGACCGCAACCGGGAACGGTGAATTGTTAAACATTCTAACTCTAAAATTTTCTGTGCGTTGATGGATTGGAATGGTAAATACAGTGTCGTTAGCAAGAGGAACGTCGTTAGCTAGATAAGTGTTAGCGTCAGCAATGGGCTGAACAGTAAACCACTCTTCAATAAAAAGAACGATCTCCGCATTGTTTGCCGGAGCAGTGGTAAAAACAATCGTGGTGTCATTACTAAAAGTAAAACCAGTCTCGTTTACACCGTTGACTGTCACTTTAACATCAGACCTAGTAACGTAGTCTAGATCTCGTTTGTTAAAGGTGTAGGTTGTGGTACTACCATCACCTGTGAACTCTACGCTGTAAGGACGGCGTCCAGTCTGCTGTAGTTTGAAACTCATTACACCAGACAAACCAACTGCAAACTTCATCCGTGCAATAGTAAGATTAGCTGTAAAATCAGTAGCCGCTCTTTCAGGACGGAAATAGGTCTTAGGCAGTGTAACGTCGAAGTCGTACTTAAATCCAACAATAACATCACCAGCAACATTAAGTGGTTTTTCACCACTGTTGGTTAGATTCTTATTAGGTACAATAAAGAACGTCTCAGTAGCAGGTGAGTTCGGACCGTTGGTATCAGACCCTCGTTCTGGTGTAATAGTAAAACCAGATTCCACGAACGTACCAGCACTGGTGTCACCTTTGATAACGATGATAGGTGTCAAACCTGAAACATCGTTGTAAGGGATGTAACACTTAGTACGGTTGTTAGTAGCGTCGTACACAACAGCACTAGAAGCAATGTTTTTGTACAGGTCAACACAAGGGTTAACTTTTTCACCTTCGTTGTTGACAATAATAGCTTGCTCAGGGCTTTGACTTAGTGCTGCTTTAGTAATGGTAAACTGGTTACCTTGTTTAGTTACAGCATACATATCGTCAGAGCTAGTAGCTAGGAACTGTACAGTACCAGGCATTAACCAGCTAACCCACGACTCCATAAGGTTTTCTTTACCGTCGTTGTAATAACGATATAGAAACACTTCGTTTAGACTTTGACCGCTTACAGCAACCAAAGAGTTCTGCGGACTAGCGATAATAGAATCTACATCTGGTGAGATCCACTCTTTGACAACACGTGACAGGTCAAGCACCTGGGGGTTTTCTTGCTGACCACGGGTTACCATACTGAACACACGGCTGTAACCAGGGGTTTTACTTACAAAGCTGATGTTTGTACCGGCGTCAACTGGTTCAATTTGACTATCCAACTCATAGTTAGAAAGTGTACGGATGGTAGCCAGCGCAGGAGTAAGCACACCTGTATCAGAGAACATAATGAATTGCTGATTCTCTGAAAACAACACAACACCCTGAGGTGTAGGAATAACCGCATGAAGTGCTGTAGGTCGAATAGACGAACAACTAATATCAATAGGATCAGAATCAACAACAGTTTGTGCAGTAAGGTGGTAGAAGTTAAACTGCTCACCAGACTGGCTCATAATAACGTTGTCTTGGGACAAAAATCCCAGACGGTTATTATGGAAAAACACAGCACTGATTTTTTTAGTTACAAAGCTAGGATGTGGATTACTTACATTGTCACCAACCAAACGTGACGTGTAGTCAATCTCACGGAAGATGAATGTATTAGCAGCAGTGTTAACCAGCTCGTGCGGCATTGTGCTGTCATCTAAACCAGTAGAAACGGTAGGGTCAATAGTTTCTTCCCAGAAACCTTCACCAGACGTACCGTCATGTGCTACAAATTTAACCCAATAATTATCTTCATCTGCAGCGGTGTTGATGATCTTAACTTTACGATCATGCACAGCTTGAATAGGAAGATCAGAAATGTTGTTTACTGATTCTTCAAATGCAAACATTGCAAGATTGTTGATACCACCTTCAGCATGGACTTCCATGTCAGCAGTGTGAGTAAGCTCCAACTCATTGCTAAGCTTAGTGACGCTGATGTTAGCGTGGTCACCAGTAAATGCTTCAATGTCTGTTTTTAGGTTGTTAAGAATATCATCAACTGTGCTAGACGATGATGTGGTAAAGGTTGCTGTTTGAGTTGTACTATTTACAGTGATCTCTACGGTGTAAGTTTGTCCAGACACAACACTGTTAATGACAACAGTTGCCTGCCGGTTAGGGTGGTAACCAGTGGGAGCTGCTAGTGCATTAACTGTTTTACTTGTGTTAACAATGATGCTGGTATCTTGTACCGTAATAATTTTGTAATTATCTTTTGTACCAGTCAGGTAACCAGTACCATCAGGAAATGTAACAGTAGCTGCAACACCTGTTTTTGCATTCCAAATGTCAATATCAGTGCCTTTGATAACACCGATATACTCTTCGTCATCATCACGCCTAATAAAGAACCACTTACCATCATCGTATGTGGTACCTGTGCTTAGGTTGATAATGTGCTCAAAACCAGGTCGTTTAGTCAACCCGTAGGTTGCATCAGGAAACCCGTTGTAACACTCACGGACCTGACCTGGTAGCTTTTTGTGATCTGATTGTTGTGATACGCCACCTAGGTAGCTTGGGATCCGTTGAGTTACTGCTGCCATTACCGATAAAGTGCGTGATAAGGTTTGTAGCTTTGATAGTGATTAGTTTCGTTAGAGTGACCAAAGAAAGTATAGTCACCTTGATTGCATTCATACTCCATAGCCATAGCCCTGGTGAATGCTTCTTTCTGTTGTAGGATTTGATATTGACTGTTGTCACCAACGATGCGGCTGGAGGTAATAGAAGCCGCTCTAGCAGTGATGAAATCAGCGACAGGTTTAGGCAAGTCAACCCAGTCAAACAGCCAGACAATGTCACATTCTACAGCTTGAGTAAAGGTATAAGTATGCTCGACTTTGTCGTACAGCTTACCGCTTCGACGAATAACATCTTTCTCAACATTAGCAGCGTTATCAGTCAAATCGATCTGAAGAACGTTGTTAGGAATCAAGATTTCATTGTTAATGTCAGGAGTCATCGTGTAATGTGACTCTTTGTTAAACGTCCATCCTTCCGCCTGTACTTCCCGAGAGACTTCGAGCAAAGTCTGATAGGCAATCGCAACGTCCGGGTTGGTTTGATCTAGGGTAGTCACAGGCGCTTGACCACATGACTGCAGGATTTGATTGACAGCAGGCAGCTCTTGCTGCGAGTTAGTGGTAGGAAAAGCCATATAGATAAAAAAAAGGGGACCCCGAAGGATCCCCCAGAATTGAATAAATCAGAATGCAGCAGGTGCAGTAGCGGTACCAGCGTACAGCTCAACAGCACAAGCAGGGTTCAGGTAGTCTGCGCCCATGGCGAGACGACCCAAAATCACGTCACCCTGGTAAACCACGGAGACGTCACCCGAGGTGACTTGCACCTGGGGACCGATGGCTTCAACACAACCAGCAGCTTCGCGCTGGAAGATGAGACCACAGGAGTTTGCGAATTCGGTTTCTTCACCGTACTCGTTGTTGATGCCAGTGACATCGTTAGCAGCATCTTCCAGAGCTTCACCAACGAAGGAGCCGGTGTTACCAGGAGAGGTGGTGCCAGGGTTGGTCGCAGAACCGGTACCGTACTTGGTGCCATACTGGCTGAAGAACGGAATGTTCATGGACTTGTAGATCTTGATACCAGCGATCTCAACGATGCCCTGACCGGACTGCAGGGCAGCGCCTTGCTCGTCACGGTTGATCAGACCATTGTTGCCGACCTCTTGGATCAGAGCGTAGTACTGACGGGGGTTCAGGATGCCCACACGTCCTTCAGAGGACACACCCTTTTCGTCCATCGCAGCAGCGGCGTCGAAGAAGGCGGTGGTCAGTTTCTGAGCGTCATATGCGTCAGAAGCGTTGGCGGTAGTACCGACACGGATCTGGGTGCCGCCGGGCTCAACGAAGCTAGACTTGGTAACCGGAGATGCAGCACGTGCGCCACGAGTGACAGCACGGAAGATCAGACGGTCATACTTCTGAGCAAGAGCGTAGCCGATCTTACGGGAGATCTCGCTCCGCAGGTCGTAATGAGAAAGGGTCTCATCAAGGTCGTAGACGAAGGCGCTGGAGATCAGCAGGTCATCAACCGTGATGGTCTTCTCGGCCACTGGCGGTGCACCATCGGTGTTGCCAAGAATGGCGTTACCGGGGGTGTGAAACTCAGCCGTGGTCCGACCGGTATAAATGAATTGAAGGGACTTACCGTTGGTAAGGGTACGCTTCATGACCAGGTCACGAGCGATTGCATTGTATTGGAACCCTTTGAACATTTCACCTGAGAAGAGCTTCAGGTAAAGAGCGCGGGCGTCACCCGCAGCGTTAGATTGACCAGGCCGTGTAAGGCTAGTGGTCAAAGTAGAAGACTGATGTGCCATTGTTATGGATTAAAAATAAAAAAGTATTTACAGGTTTCTTGATCGATCAAAAATTTTTTGTGGTCTATCCCACCGTCTAGACGGCGCGAGGTGTCGGGCGTACCCGGCTCGTGCCAATGCAAGGGAGGTCCGACTCTGAGGTGCCTCCCAAGCTTTTTACAGAAGACCCTTAAGGCACTTCTTTTGTTTCCGACATTGCGGTTTTTTATCACCACAATGACCACATCTTTTGAAAACCACATCACCAGTGTCAGGTGTCATCTTTGTGATTGATGTTTGGACTTTTTTAGATTGATGTGGCATGAGTAGGTTTAGTTAAAAACAGTTTTCTTGTAAGCTGTGCCACGGTAGCACAGTGCGACTTCCTTTTCTTGACGGAGCATTTTGTTATACTCTTTGATGATGAAGCGCTTTTCGAGATCAGACATAGTTCGTACAGGATAAACCTAACCCCCGTTCCATGGTTAGGCAACATGCGTCCCGTTAGGGATGAACGTACGAATTGATTAGCCGATTGCTGGTGCAGTCAGAGCAACAGGAGTTGTCTCAGCAGCTGCCAAATCCAGCGGGAAGTTGTGGGCATTGCGTTCGTGCATGACCTCCATGCCGAGACCAGCTCGGTTCAGGATGTCTGCCCACGTATTGATAACGTGACCTTCACGGTCTTGGATGGATTGGTTGAAGTTAAATCCATTTAGGTTGAAAGCCATGGTGCTAACACCTAGCGCAGTGAACCAGATGCCAACCACAGGCCAAGCAGCCAGGAAGAAATGCAGACTACGACTATTGTTGAAGCTGGCGTACTGGAAGATAAGACGACCAAAATAGCCATGAGCGGCAACAATGTTATAAGTCTCTTCTTCTTGTCCGAATTTGTAACCATAGTTCTGACTTACTTCTTCAGTTGTCTCACGGATAAGTGAGGAGGTAACCAGGCTACCATGCATAGCAGAGAACAGAGAGCCACCGAAGACTCCAGCAACTCCCAGCATATGGAATGGATGCATAAGGATATTATGCTCTGCCTGAAAGACAAACATATAATTAAAGGTACCTGAAATGCCGAGTGGCATTGCATCAGAGAAGGATCCTTGTCCGAAGGGATACACCAGAAAGACGGCACTCGCTGCTGCAACAGGTGCAGAGTAAGCGACGAAGATCCAGGGGCGCATACCTAGTCGATAGCTAAGTTCCCACTCTCGTCCCATGTAAGCATAGATGCCAATGAGGAAGTGGAACACGACAAGCTGGAATGGACCCCCGTTGTAGAGCCATTCATCAAGTGTAGCAGCTTCCCAAATTGGGTAGAAGTGTAGTCCGATGGCATTGCTGCTCGGAACGACGGCTCCCGATATGATGTTGTTTCCATAGAGGAGGGAGCCTGCGACGGGTTCACGGAT